GGCTCGACGGGTTTTACGACGACATTGACAGATACCCGACATTTAACGGCTTCCTCATAACACAAAGAAAGTGTGTGCAAAAATGAAAGAACTTGTTTTTGTTGAGTGGGAAGACTCTGTGTCATGCGGGGATTGGTTCGATGGGCGCGATGTGGTCGGGCCGACAACGTGCAAGACATTTGGCTGGCTCGTCTCAGAGAATGAGGAATATATCTCTGTTTCGGCAACCATCAGCGACGAGACCGATGGCCCTGTAGGATTTCTTGGGTATGTGAGCATTCCGCAGTTTGCCGTCGTGAAAAGGCGTACTGTCTACGACGTCACGTTCTTCGAAGAACGGGAGGAGGTCACAGGGTCGTCCCCAATCAGCCTGGAAGACTGGAAGACGAACAACTCTCCTAACGATTCCGCCGCGTAGCGACACGCCCTTACATGCCATACAGCTTTATGTCATAATTTTGGCATGAAGTTTAGCGACCACGAAAAGCTAATCGACGCCATCGACACCAAGGACGACAAGGTCCTCAAGCGTCGTATCTATGCTGCCAAGCTGCTTGCGAAGGGCTACTCCAGGCTAAACGTCATGCACGACCTGGAGGAGACGTTTGGGATCTCGCGCAACTCCTCACGCGCAGACCTGAAGCACGCCGTTGAGAAAATCCTGCCGGCAACGCACTCCATCGGGACCATCGAGCAGCGCATATCCGAGGGAATCGCCAGGACCGAGGCCCACTACGACGCCTGCATGAAGGCAGGCAACCTCGGGGCGGCAACGGCCACGCTGAAGCTGCTTATCTCAATCCTTGGCGCCAACGCGGACCAGGCAATGGCCAGAGAGCGGCTTGAGATGGAGCGAACGGCCGTCAAGCTGAAGGAGCTGCAGCTGCGCCAGCAGCAGTCCAAGGCGGCCCAGGAAGCCTTCAGCGACATGTCTGAGGCGGAGCTATTCAAGCATATCGAAGAGCTGAAGCGTGAGATTGGTGGCGATGAAGAGGACCGAAGCCCATCCAACTAGCCCAGTGACCCGGCTGGCTGACCCAAGACTACACAAGAACAGGGTTGCACTCCGGGAGGCCGTGTATGACTCGCCGTCAGACGCCGACCTTGAACGCATAGCCGGCTGCGCCTGGTACAACACATGCGACTGGGACGAGATTGGTCTTTTGGACAGCATCATTGATGAATGCGGAATTTTCATTCCAGACTGGCACTCGAAGATGTCTTACCGAAGGAGTCCTGCCGGAAGGACATCAATACGGAGGAAGCGCCGTGACGAAGTTTAGGTTCCCATCGTTTTCGGTTGTCTATGATTCAGACAAATACCGCACCGCATACCCTGCGACGTTCGTAGAGGACGACTCGTCCACCGGTTCTGACATGTTTTGCAGGGTCTGCGGCGGGGTCCTGCAAAGCGGCGCGCAGCCCGGGGGCGTCCGCCGGTGCGAGTGCAAAAGGGACAACAAAAAATGAGAGTCGGCGTTCGACGAATAGACCCATGCAGCCAAGAGGAGAAGGCATTCTGTGCGGATGCGTTCTGCCGAGGCATTGTCTCGTCGCGTCGGTTTGACACAAACTCAGCACCGCTGGCGCTGTCGCTTTACAGGGATGTCTTCGACTACCTATATGACAACTCGATTATCCTTGTCGCCGTAGACGAGGACGACAGTGACAGGTTCGTTGGCTTTATCAGCTACAGCCAGAAAGAGGCGGTTGTTTATTACGTCTACATCAAGAGACACTACCGCAACAGAGGGTACGCTACGGCCTTGGTAAACGGGGTCAGGGAGGACATGGGAGGGAGAAATCCGCTGTTTGCTGTCCAGACACAGGCCATGACGACACTTGCAAAGCGCTGGCGTGTTCTCGTCGACGAGTCTGCGCTTTACAGGCCGTACTTCACCAAAAAAGAGGGAAAGGGAAAAGAAGATGAAAACAGTACTGTTCCACGTACCGCTCCTGCATCCGAGCCAACTGAAGGAAATCCAGACGAACACAGCGACGGTTGAGGGGCCATTCCTTGTAATCACCATCGACCGCAGAACCCACAGAATCCCGCTGACGAACGTCAAGGAGATTATCTCGTATGACGAGTCTGGCGTGGAGAGCGCCGTCAGGTGTGTCAGGGATAAGAACGCATCCGCCAAAAAGCGGGCCGAGTGGGGCATGAAGTCTGCAAAGTCTGCGATAGCCAAGGCTGCGGCCGAGCGATCAAGGGAAAGGGCGGCAAAGTAGTTGCCAGGGGGGAAGGCAAGGCAGGGCGGAGCTGTCGCTGATATACCGCCCGAGTTTGTTGTCGAGGAGCTTGAGCGGCGCGCCGCATTTGGAAGGGTGCGCAAGCGCCTGCGGTCTTCGCTGATACCAGGCATCCAGCGCGACATATTCGACGACAAGTCAAAGCAGATAGTTGCTCTTCACGTCCGCGGAGGCGGAAAGACGTGGGCCTTGCTGTCTAGGGCGCTCGCCTGCGCCTTGGACGGCGGAGACGTGGCCTATATCGCTAAGACGTACCAGAGCGTTGAGGACATCGCGTGGGACACGCTGAAGCGCATCTGCCGCGGCCACGGAATCGAGGTCTTAACCAACGAAAACAAACTGCGCGCAAGGGTTAGCGGCAGGGGCAGGATATGCTTTTTCGGCGCTGACAACAGAAAGTTCAAGGACCAGCTTCGAGGGTCCAGGTGGAACCTGATCATCGTAGACGAGGCCGCTCACTTCTACTCTGACCTGTCGGTTCTCGTCAGAGACGTTCTGGTAGGCTGTACGTTCGGCAGGAGCGGAACAATCATCCTGACTGGTACCCCGTTCTACATCGCCAAAGGGATGTTCTTTGAGCTTACCAAGCCTGGAGCGCCAACACACGGGTGGAGCAGGCACGAGTGTCACGATCCATTCTACAACCCGTACTCGAGAGAAGACGTTGAGCGCTCAATGCAGCTTCTGCGCGACGAGTACGGCCCCGGGTGGGACAAAATGCCGTTTGTTCGCCGCGAAATGTTCGCGGAGTGGACGCACGACACAACGGCACTTGTCTACAAGTACGATCAGCGCAGGAACTCCTTCAAGGTCTATAAGCCGCAGATTGGTGACACACACATCCTCGGCCTGGACTTCTCGTTTACGGGCAACACGGCGCTGGTTGAGGTTGTGGTCAACCCGGACAAGCACCGGGCAATGTTTGTTCTGAACACGATCTCCATGGAGGGGGTTGGCCTTGACCAAATTGACCGCCTTGGTCCGTATCTAAGGGATTTTCACAGCCGCACCGGCGGCGGAGATATCGTCTTTGACTACTCTCAGACGTTCATTCAGGAGGCTCTAAGCGCCACATACCCAGAATTGAACTTCATACGCGCCCAAAAGACCGAAAAATACACGCATATTGAGCTATTCAACGCCGACTTGCAGTCTTCACGCATCCTTATCAGGCCGGAGACAAACGAAAAGCTGCTAAACGAGTGGGCGCATGGCACTTGGAAAAGAAACCCGGACGGTTCGACGCCTGTTGGCATGCCAAAGCAGAACCCGAAGGACAAGTGGGACTGTTCGGACGCCTGCCTGTATGCGTGGAGGTGGGCCAGGGTTAGGGACTACGAGGGGAAAGAGCAGAAACCGCCGGCGGAGGGGAGCAGGGAATGGTTCGAAATGATGGACGCGAAGATGCGACGCGCGGCCAGGCGGGCAGTTTTACAGGGAGACTACTATCTTTAGGGGATCGTCATGGATATTGTTCCAAATTGGGCCGAACACGGCGAAGAAGAGCTGCCACACGTCGTAACCGGGCACATTGAATCCATCAGAGAGCGACAGCAATGGGTCTACGACAACCAAAAACGACTGCTCGACCTGTACCTTGGCGTAAACAGCAGGGGTAGGGAGCGATACGTCAGGACCCTTCCAGAGATTATGGCCAAATACGGGACGTATCAGTGCAGACTGAACATCGTTTCGTCGCTGGTGGACACGATCGGCAACAGAATCACCGCAAATGCCATCAAACCGTGGATCATAGGCACCGGTGGGAGCTGGGAGCTTGGTCTGCGGGCCAAAAAGCTCGAAAAGTACCTCACGGGCGTGTTCTACCGCGAAAATTACGCCGAATTAGCCAAAAAGGCATTTTTTGACGCTGGAATCGAGAATATCGGCTATACGTTCGTCGGATTCGACGGAGAAGACGTGTTTTTGGAGAATTTACGCCCCGGCCAGGTGATCGTCGACGAGGAGCAGGCGGATCGAGGCGCAGTGACCGAGCTTTTCGTGGTCAGGGACTATTTGCCTCATGAGCTGAAGCGAATTTACCCAGACGCGGCCTCCATTATCGACATTACGCCGCACTGCACAACGTCGATGGACAACGAGACGTACAGGACGTCAGTTGTGCGCGTTTACGAGGGCTGGCGCCTGGCCGTCGGGAAGTCACCCGGCGTTCACTTCGTCTGCACCACGCACGGAAACATCCAGGAACCAGAGGAGTACGACTGTAAGACCTTTCCTGTGGTCCCAATGCGCTGGAAGCGTCGCCCTGGCCACTGGATTGGCATGGGTGTTGCAGAGTCCGTCTACAGCATGCAGTTGGAGATTGACCGCGAGATAGCCCGCGTGCAGAGATGCCACGAGCTTTTCGGGGACCCGCCGATCTTAAACGACGTCCGAGCAAAGGTTCCGGACGAGCACCTGGAGCAGGTCAGCCACGGGCGCATCCTCAACTACGACAGCGAGAAGGGGAACCCCCCGCAACCGCTTGTGACGCAGACAATCAGCGCCGAGTTTCCGGCCTGGATTAACCAGGTCGCCGCATGGGCACATGACGTGGAAGGCGTGTCTGAACTATCGGCTCAGGGCCAGCGCCCGACCGGAAACGACCTGTCTGGGTTCGCATTCCGCATCCTGGAGGACCTTCAGTCCATGCGCCTGTCTGCCCCGGAGCTTGAGTGGCAAAGGCACGCCGTGGACGTGGCTAAGCAGGTTATCGAGGTTTCCGCCCGTGCGTACAAGAACAAGAAGGTCAAGGTCAAGTATGTGGCAAAGAGCCACGTTGAGACGATTGACTGGTCAGAGTGCGCAGACCTGGACGAGCAGTCGTACCACGTTCGCATCTATCCTGCCTCGATCTACCCAGATCAGCCCAAGGGGCGCATCGAGACCGCTGAGCGACTTTTGAACGCTGGCCTGGCTGACCCCATGGAGGTTAGGGCACAGATCTACGGCCCAGAGGCCGAGCGTATGCAGAGCTATCACACGGCCCCCATTGATGACGTGAACGTCCAAATAGACACCATGCTTGTCAACGGTGAATACTCGTCTCCGACGAAGTACCAGGACCTGGACATGGGGATCCGCATGGTGAACAGCGCCTATCTGCGCGCAAGGGTCGATGGGGCCCCGGACGACAGATTGTCGCTGCTCTTGCGGTGGCTGGATGAGGCAGATCTGATACGAAAGGACATGAAAAAGCAGGCCATGCTTGAAATGGCAGACATGCAACAGCAAATGGGCGGTCCGCAGGGACAGCCGAAGGGCCCGCCGCAGGGCGGTGAGGGCCCCGCCCAGCAGGCCGCGGGCCAGGAAATGATCCCGCCACCGTCTGAGTAAACAGGAGAAAAGGCATGAAAAAAGAAGAGACTACAGCGACAGAGTCAGCGGAAAAGCCGGTAATTGACCCCGACGCAGACCTGGAAACCAGGGAGGCGCAGGCCAGAGATTACCTCTTTTCAATCACGGATGACGCACCACCCGCAGAGCCAGATGCGCTAGATGCTGCAACGGCCAAGGCGGACGAGGACGACTCAGGAGACGACGCGTCCACGGACGACGCTGACGGTCAAAAGCCGGAGAGGAAGGGCTCGCTAAGCGCCCAGGCAAGAAAGCTCCGTCAGCTTGAGCGCAAGCTCCAGCGGCGCGCAAAGGAGCTGGAGGAGCGCGAGAAAAGCCTTAGCATCGACGACCCTCTGAAGTTCCTGACAGCCCGCGGCTATGACAAATCGGAAATCATAGACAAGCTCTTGTGGGGAGAGGGCGGTGCGGCAGAACTGGACGCAACCGGCGCAAACATCGGCAAAAATGACCCAAAGGTTGATGCTGCCCTAAAGGAACTAGCAGAGCTAAGGGCCCAGATCCAAAACGAGAAGATGCAGAAGCAGCGCGGAGACGCGCTGAAGGAAATATCGTCAAAACTCTCCGAAGAAACGCACTTTTGGCTGCTGAAGGAGGATGACCCATCGGGCATTGTGCTAGGCTTTCTGGAGGAAGAGTTTGCCGAGGATCCAAACTCGGACATGACCGTCGAAGAGGCGGCGGAGTTCGCAGAGTCGTATTTCTCGGCAAAGGCCGAAAGGGTTCGCAAGGCTCTTGGCGATGAGGTGGACAAAGTGGGCAAATCATCCGCCCCGCCGAAGAGCCCAAGGTCAGCAGGCGGAAGCGCTCCACAAAAGTCGTGGGCAGAGCTGTCCGTCGAAGAGCGCGAGGCGATGGCTATCCGCGAACTGCGGGAGAGTCTAAGGGAGCGGGCCTAGTCCCGCAGGCAAAAGAGTCCAAGGTTTCGCAGTGTGACATGGTCGCAGCAATTGTGCTCGGCCGCCGTTTAACACATGCAAACAGGGGACTCTTGAAATGGCTACTCCTCTTACAAAAACGCTTTTCGACAGCGTTATCAAAACCTACTACCCGAGATCGTCCGATCTCGTGGACATGGCAATGCGGAAGAGCCCGCTGCTGCCCAAGGTCAAAAGGGACCCGAACTTCAGCGGCTCGGCAAAGCGCGTGCCCTGGATCGTGGACAACCCGGCAGGCGGGAGCGCGAACTACGCCAACGCCCTGACCGACAACTTCGCCGGAAGCTACAAGCACATCCTTGTTGAGCCGATCAGCTACTACCAGCAGATTGGCATCAGCAACATCGCCATCGACGCCAGCCGCAACGACGCAGGCGCACTGCTCCGCGCTGGCAAAACCGAGCTTGACCGCGGTCTGCAGGCCGTCGGCAACACCATGAGTTACCACTTTTACCGCTCCAGCAACGGCGAAGTGGGCCAGGGGGACGGTACCGCCGCCAACCTGACATCCACAACCTGGATCTTCTCCAACCGGAGCGACGTGTTCGACCTGCATGTTGGCGATCAACTCGTGTTTGCCAGCTCGCGGACTGCCGCGATCCGCTCGTCTACCACGCTGACCATCGCCAGCATCAACCGAAACGCCGGTAGCGTTGTGCTTTCTGCAACCCCGAACTCGCTGGGTGCTAGCATCGCGGCCGATGACTTCGTGTTCCGCCGCGGTAACGCATACAACAACTCCTCAGCTGTCATGGCCTACGGCTTGGCCGACTACGTCCCGGTGTCTGAACCCACGTCCGGAGACTCGTTCTCCGGATCGTCCCTGGACCGCTCGGAGGACAGCCGCATGAGCGGTGTGCGCGTTGATGGCTCTGCAAAGACCATCGAACAGGGCGCAGTCGAGCTGATCGCGGAAGTGATCAACAACCGCGGAGACGCTGACACCTTCACCATCAACCCGCTGCAGGGTGCCAAGCTCGTTGGCGCTTTGTCGTCCAAGGTGTTCTACGATGAGGTCAAGAGCACCGAGAAGAACATCGGCGGAAAGGTTATGAAGGTTGCCCTGGGTTCGGTTATCTGTGACCTGGTCATGGATCCGGACTGCCCTGTGGGCTATGCCCATACGCTGTCTACCGAAGATTGGGAGCTGATCAGCTACGGCCCGGCCCCAAAAATCCAGGACAACGATGGGAACCAGGTTCGCCAGTCGAGCTCGTTTGACGGCGTCAACGGCTTGCTGGTTGCCTACTACAATGTGGTGTGCTACGCCCCACATCGCCAAGGCCGACTGACACTGCCGAGCCTGTAGTCTGAAAAACCCGACGGCCCCTCACTGGGAATGCTCGGTGGGGGGCCAGTCTTACCCGGAGATCAAAACATGGCAAACGTCAGCACCCATATTGCCAGGTCGCTAAAGCCGCAAACCGTGTGGTTTACGGTGAAGGCCACCGCGGACGACGATCTGGAATCAAATGGGTTCACAATCGATGAAAACCCAGAAAACGTCGTGTCTACGATCGCACGCACCGACGAAGGCATTGTGACGATCACGCTTGCACAGGCATGGGCAGCCCTTGAAAACTGCCTGGTGAGCCTGTCGATCGACGACCACACCGTTACGCTCGACAGCGAAGATGTTGACGGAGCAAAGACCGTCGTGCTCACCACAAGGACCGGCGGAGCCGACGCCGACGCCGATTCGGCCGTCTTCAGAATCACCCTTGGGCTGAGGTTGCTGTAATGGCATGCGGAAAAAAGAAGGGCAAAGGAAAGGTGAGGCGCTAATGGCAAGAGCAGGCTCTGAGGTTGCAAAGATCGTTGAGTACGCAAAAAAGAAGAAGGAATCAAAAGGCGCCAAAGGCGCCAAGCGCCCGTCAAAGGCGGCGGCCCTTATCAAGGCCATTGAGGGGAAGGACACCTCAGCCGTCGAGGAAGCCCTAAAGGACATAGTCGACGACTACATGGGAGAATACGAAAACGTCTAAACGCCTGGAGGACAGAAGGAAATGAAATATGTAACCCTTAGCCCCCAGCATCTCGCCCAGGCCGATCTAACGGAGGCCGCGGCAGACTCCGAGCCAACAACGCTTTACCTGTCGCCTAACGTCTATCGTGTCACTGCCAACACAACCCTGCCTTCAACGTGCAGCATCAAGGCGGACTACGGCGCAAAGCTACAAATTGAATCCGGTGTTACGCTGACGGTGAACGGATCTGTTGACTCTCCGCCAAACAACGTGTTGTTTTTTGGCGCAGGCACAATTGCCGGAACATTTGGCGGTGAGCGCGTTGAGGTGGACTGGTTTGGTGCGGACAATGGTGTCGCCCCATATGGCCAGGTGACGCCAACTCCCGAAAGGTCCGGCTACCCATGGATCGACAAGATCGATGCAGAGCTTGCTGCCGCTGGTGGCGACGTTGTGATCACCGGTACGGAACTTGTTGGTGAGATGGAGTTCGACACCGTTGATGTGACTCTTGGGGACAGCGCAGGGACGCTGACCGTTGTGGCTGCAAAGCCTGGCGTGAGCGGGCTCAGTGTTGAGGTTTTGGCCAGCGACACTGGAACATCCCTAGGCGTTTCCGTTGCAGATGACGTGATCAGTATCCAGCTTGCAGAAGCTGGGAACACGGCCGCAGAGATCGTGACCGCATTCAACGCAGACGACGCAGACACCGATGGCGTAGCTCGCTGCACTGCCACCGGATCTGGCACCACCACAAGCGCGGTGGCAGAGACCGCCCTCGCTGGCGGCGTTGGCGACTACGACAACACAAAGGTGGTCGTGGCTGGCGACGAGCAGGACCCGGCAAACGAAAACGCCGGAGCCGCAACATGGACCGACACGTCGATCACGGCTACGGTTGCTGGGGCGAGCCTAACGGCCACAGAGGTTGTTACCATTCGCGTGCAAATCGATGGAGTGTGGTCAAATAGCCTGTCATTTCTCGTTGGCGCATAGCTAGCCGGAGGCCGCATGGCTCAGACAACCAAGCTAACAGACCTTATTGCTGGGTATAGATTAGGCGCGGAAATCCCAGACAGCATTTCAGACGCAGACCTGATCACATGGTTTAAACGTGCTGCCAGGGATCTAAGCAACGCAGCCATCGAGGAAGCCCTAAAGGACATCGTAGACGACTACATAGCTAGCCGGAGGGCCTCATGGCTCAGACAATCACGCTAACAGACCTTATCGCCGGGTGTAGGCTAGACGCGGAGATCCCAGACAGCATTTCAGACGCAAACCTGATCATATGGATCAACCGGGCTGCCAGGGATCTAACCGCGTTTATCTACGACATTAACCCGCGCTGGGGCCTGACAAGTGACACCGTGTCGCTCACCGGTACGGAGACGTACAGCCTGCCGTCTGACTTCTACAAGATGCGGGACGCATACGTCGGAACTCCGACTTCTGGTCGTCGCCTTCATGAGATACCCATTTCTCAGCGCTTTGTCTATCTGAACAACGTCGCAGAGGAGTACCTAGTTTACTACCTGCGCGGCGACACAGAGATTTCAATCCTTCCAACGACCACAACTGGCACGCTGACCCTGTTCTACGTACCTACCCTGGCGGCTATGACAACCGGAACCGACACGTTTAACGGGCGTTTCGGATGGGAGGAGTACATCTATGCATGGGTCGGTATGAAGTTCATGCGTCGTCTGAACGACAGGACCGATGTATGGGAGCGGAGCATGGATAAGATCGAGTCCAGAATCAGGACACAGATCGCCAACATGAACCTATCCGGCCCGAGGCAGGCCAGGAATACCGACGCTGAAAGGCTTGCGGAGCAAGACCTGCTACTGTGGACGTAATGGGAGTTAAGACCTTCACGCCAAAGTCGATCAGGTCCGGCCCATTGTCGCTTCAATCCGTTGACAGGGCCGTCAGGCAGGCGTACGCCGACCTGGACTCGTCCCTGACACCAAGATACACGCTAACGGACACCACGGCGTCGATTGGTGAGCTGGTTGTCGTTGACACGTCTCTTGGAAACGTTGTTATCTCGCTAAGAGACTACGAGTCTGACATGAACGGCAAGCGCCTCGCCGTAATCAACATGGGTGGATCCGGGACATGCACGGTTAAGTCAGCGAGGAAGCTGATAAACAAGAGCTTGTCCAGCGTTGAAATTGAAGATGACGTCATGGCGACGTTCTACCTGTACTCGAAGGGCAACTGGGCGGTTGGCAACCCGAAGTCTTACGGGCCAGCCGCGTACGGCCCAACGTGGTCCTGGAACGGTACAGACGTTAGCGAACTTGGTTCTGCCAGCGCCGGAGCTGGTCTGTCTTACGGCTCTACGTCGTTCGTGACAAGCTACGGCAGGCCGGCCATAAGGCTGTCCGCGTCTGGTGTTGGGCTGTCTCCTGTGCCGCCGAACACATATGCAGTCATTCCCATAACGGGGCACACGCCCACAACGGCGAACTACCGCGTTGTGATGGAGTGGATCAAAAAAACTGGCCCCGCTTCCGGCGCTGCCGCTGCGGCCGGTCTTGGGGTTGCCGCAAGGTGGGCGTCGTCGACCGTTGCAGGCGATGGGTACGTCATGCTGCACATTAGCTCGACTGCCCAGCTGGAGATTTTGGCGGGTGGCACGACGACCGTCCTAAACAACACGCTTGTGCATTATCAGACGTCTCAGGTGGGATCTGCCGGGATAGATGGGTGGGTGAGCGACATGGGCGTATCTGGCTCGTCCGTGCTGACGGTGAAGGCCCCAAGGTTTGGTGTTCATGTGGACTCATCCGGCACGTACGCGTCTGCCGGCAATGCTGGTATAGTCCTGTACGGCCCAGGAGGCGGTGGAAACTCGTGGGTGTTTGATATCTACAGGCTGGAAATCTGGGAAGACTAGAAATGGCGTTCAGCAGAACAACGGTTGTTCCACAGCTTCTTGGCCAGGGTATGTCCGCAGGCGAGACTGACCCAAAGCTGTCCGGGCGCCCGACGTTCGTCAAAAACGGCGTATTCCGCCGCGAGGGGTCTATCGACAAGCGACATGGAACGTCTGTCGCTAACTCGTCTGCTGGCGGCGATCGCCTGTTCTCGCTTCTTGGCGTGCTGTACTCGTTCGGCCAGGGCGTGCTCTACGCTCAGCATATCGACGACACAAACACAGCGATTGACTCGAACAGGATCCATCTTGACGTTGCGGCAACGGACTACTCTTCTGGTACATCTGAAAGAGTTGCATGGAGCGATGCGGCAACGTGTGGTTCTATAGCTGCGACGGTTGAGATTGAGCGGGTCTCGATCAGCTCATATTCGACGACCATTAGGACGTTCATATCTGGAACCAAGACCCAGCTTGATAGCCTTGTGCTGTTTTCTGGGAGGCCTCACGCGTCTGCGTTTGCAAAGCTGTTTGTAAAGCAGACCGGGGCGAACGCAGAGCAGATTGGCGTTGGCTACCTGGATCTCGGCGGGTCGTACCCAGGCGTAAGGCTGATAGACCCAACAACCGGGGCGATAGGGTCTGAAACTCTCTACTCTCACGCGCCAGCGTTTTCTGATTGGGCATGGGATGTAAGGGCGCTGAATATTTCCGGAGGGACATCGGACGAGATCGTGTTTGCGTACGTCAGCGCTAACACGGACGTTACCGTTGCCACGTCTTCGGACTACGACACAGAAAACGGCGGGTCCTCGTACACAAACATCGCCAGGGTTTCCCTGTGCGAGTGGGGTGACGGGTATGCCTGCGTGGCGTATCAGGACGCTCCTGTCTCTACGGCGTATCAGGTCACCACATACGCGGCCAGGGTTGCATTTTCTGGCGGTACGTCCATCGGCACACCGGCTTCAGCAGAAGCAACCGCCGCCGATGCGGTGGTAAACGCTGGCGCCGTTACGTGCGTTGCCGTTTCAGCGTCAAACGTAGACGTGATATGGTCACACGACGGGCTTGTGGCAGACACCTACGCCAAGAAGACCCAGATCCGGCGGTTTTCGTCCGCTGGCACATTCCCGGCTGCGGCGACAACGCTGTCCATGGTTGCCCACCCAGCAGCGGATGCATTCTACGCCCAGTCAAAGACCCTTCTGCCGATGGCAATCGGAAACAGCACCGAGAGGACCCTCTGCATAGTCGACGCAAACAGCGGCGGAATCGAGGGCACGTCTCTGAACGAGGAGCTGCTTGACGTTGTTGACGAGTTTTACACAGACGCTGCGGTTGGAACGTCGTACGGTGTTCTGCCTGGTACAACTGAGTCGTCTAGGAAGTCTGCCACCGGGGTGTACTACATGGGCGCAACCGTTGAGTCGTCGTTTGACGGTGATACCGGATCTGCGTCTGTTGAGATTGAAACAGACCCGCCCATGCCGAGAGTCCTAGAGCTGAACGGCGTTGCGATGTTTGCTGGTTCAGTTCCAAGGATTCTGTCCGGCGAGAGGTACGATATGTACTCTCCGGTAAATGCCCCGGAGATTGTATCTGCAACGGCAAAGGGTACTGGGGATGCACTTACGTCCGGGATCACGTACAAGTATCAGGCGTGTTACGCCTACTACGATGCGTCTGGGGCGATACTGTACGGTCCAATGTCGCGCGTGTACTCTGTGACGCCAGCGTCTACCAAGGATTACGACGTTGAGGTACTGTGCCACCATGTAGACCAGAACCAGGACTCGATCGACGTGCTTCTGTTTCGGTCATATGAGGACACAGAGAGATCCGTCCTTGTTGCTTCTGCGCAGTGCTCATCTACGTCCGCAACGGTTACACTAACAGACTCAGTCAATGACTCTCAGATTGTTGCACCTGGCGGATTTTATACGGCTGCCTACACGGACGGGGCGCTTTCCTACGCCGCGTGCCCCGGGCACCGGGTACACGGTCTGTCGCAGGGTCGATACTGGGCCGTACCACGGTCGCATGAGTCAACTAGGGCGTGGTACTCGAACACAACCAGGCCCGGGGCGCAGGTGTCTTTCTATGGCGGGTGGATAGAACTACCAGAGCACGGCGGAAAGGTAAACGGCGTTGTAGAGCTTCTGGACAAAACGCTGTTTCTGAAGGAGAGCGCAATCTACGCCGTTGATGGCCAGGGGCCAAATGCTCTAGACGAGGGTCAGTTTGTTGGCCCGTACCTGATTGACGGCACGATTGGCTGCTCTAACCCGGATTCGATAGCGAAGTTCGGCCTGAATATAATGTTCGAATCACTCTGCGGCATCTACGTGATCACTCCCGGTCTGGAGCTAGCGCCGGTTGGGTCTGACGTTAAGTACTACACAGACAACGCGACAATCAACACGGCGATAACGCTGCCGCCAACGTCTGAGGTTGTGTTTTTCACGTCTGGCGCCGCCATGTCTGACGGCGAGGCCCTTGTCTACAGCTACAGGTTCAACGCATGGTCGGTGTGGGACAACCACAAGTGCCACTCTGCGGCCTACACTGTTAACCCGAACGTATCCAGCGCAGACCAGCCAGGGTCGCTCTATATCCTGGACACTGACGCTGGGGAGATAATCAGGACGCTGGACGGCACCTACTCCGACGGAGGGGAGTGGATTGAGCTAATGGTTGTTGGCCCATGGGTGGCAAGGAATCAGGTCGGCGGGTACAAGCGTGTGCTCAGTGCGGAGCTTTTGGGCCAGAAGGTCACAGATTGCACGATCAACATGGACATCGGGTATGGCTACGACGACCACTTCGTCGAGCCGCACTCCAGGGACCTGTCGGATCTAGAGAACATAACCTGGGCTGGCCACCTAGACGGCGCAGACGCTGGCGCGACGCACGCCAGGCAGGCGATGCTCATAAAGGCATGGCCCAAAAACACGCGCTGCACGGCCTGCCGTGTTAAGATCTATGACGAGATGCCAGATGGTGGCAGCCCGACGCAGGGTGTCAGCATTTCATCTATTTCGTGGGAATTCCAGGGCGTTCCCGGCGCGTTCAGAAACGACGGCAGAGGCGCCAGCTACGGGGGTTAGCTATGCCCATGTACGGATATAAAGACAGCATGCGTGATGAGGCCGCACGGCTGTACGCTGCAAACAAGGACAAAAAGCGCTCATATGGGCGCGTCAACGCAGCACCGACAGCCGAGCCAATGCAGCCCACCGGCGGATCTGACATGCGATATGTCCCGCAGGAGGAAGCTCCTGGGTACGAGGGATGGGAGGACCCGTGGGCAAACTCGTCGGAGGAGCAGAACGCCGTCAGAGACTACTTGCACCAGAAGGCCACGGGAGCCGTCTCCGAGGCCATGCAGCAGTCCCGCAGAATGTCACAGGAGTACTCAAGCGGTCTAAGGTCGGCGCAGGCGTCAATACAGGGTGAGTTCAACCCGTACCTTGCCAGGCAGCTGGAGCGTCAGGCGTCTCAGGGCCTTCCTGCAAGGGATGCCAGGCTGACCGCACAGCAGGAGCAGCAGGTTGCAGCAGGACAGGAGCTTGACTTTGAGAGCCAAATGTCCGCAGCAAACGACAGATACCAGGAAGCCCTGCAAAGATGGGAAAAGACAGTCAATGAGTATAAGTTCTACTACAACGCATTTCTGGACCGCGCGCTGGCAGACACAAAGAACAGAGAGCTTGCCCAGGAGAGGGCGCTGCAGCAGTTGGCACAGATGGGGCTAATGGAGCAGATGCGCGCCGAAAGGGCGGCGCTACAGGCCAGGGCAGAAGAGCGCAGGCAGACGTATCAGGCTTGGACTAACGTGATCCAGGGTATCGGTGCCGGCCTGAACGCTGCATCGGCGGGGGCATAGCAACATGGAGCCTATCAGATACATAGAGGCTACAGACAACAAGGGACAAAGGCGGTACGTACCAGAGGGATCTATCGAGGATGGGCTTGGGCGATATGGGTGGGCTCCGGTCCCCGGATCGCCCGTCAAGACTATGGTCTTCGATAGGACCGGCAGGGGATACTTCTTCGTTCCAGAGGGCCAAGAGGCCAACTTTGACAGTGAGAAGTTTGGCGTCGCCGGAGTCGACAAGTTTGACGTACCGTACACAACGGCGAACGCAACCAAGGAGAGAAAGCAAGACATATCCGTCGCGCCGCTGCTATCGGCCCAGGGCTGGACGGTTGTTGGCTCGCCGCAGGTATCCGCTGAGGTATTTGGCGAGTCTTCCGATCCGGGCCAGGACGCGGATGTACAGTCCGCCATAGAGTCAGCGCAGGATTGGTCCTACGAAGAGGATCCCATGGTCGAAGAGGCCATGAAGACCGGCGCGATGTACCGCGAGAACCAGTCGGCCGCTCTGCAGCGCCTGGCACGTCTCACGCTCGGGTCTGACACCCAGGCAGAGCAGCAGGCGGTTGGAGCGCAGGCCAGCCTGGCTAGCGGGCTAGCGGGCATTGCCAACGATCCGCGCATACGCTCCGCAGCGATGGCGTACCAGCGTGCCTCTGGTGACATTGCAGGCAGGTCTGCCAGGGATGTTGTCGCAGAGAGGGCTGGACAGGTTCAGTCACTGCAGGCAGGAATTGGGTCAACTATAGAGTCTTCAAGGAATGCTAGCGATCTTGCAAGGGCTAGAGCCGCACAGCGGTATCAGGCGTGGCTACAGAACGAGCAAAGGATAAGGGACCTAAAGGGGCTCGCCTCGGACCTAAACCAGGCAAGGGCCGCTGGGTCGATAAGCAACGCTCAGGTGCAAGACGCAGTTGATGCGGCAATGCTTCAGCCGATCAGCTCTCCGGACTACTCGCAGCAGATCATGGCTGCTGGTGCCGGGGCCGTTGGTGCTGGCCTATCCATTGGCGCAGACCTGTACGAGAAGTACAGGAAGCCAAGGATCGGGATCGTGACCGGCGGACCGTCCATAACGCCCGCGCCAGCCGCGTCTGCGCCCGGAGATTACAGCGGTGCTGTTGACGCCTGGAGACAGCAGTTTGGAACTGGAAATAGGGTGGCATAATGGCAAACGGCGCAGGCTGGCTCAGCCAGCAGCAGATCAACGACATATTCACCCGCGAGTACACGAGGGCGAAGCAGTCCGGCTTGCAGGGCAACGATGCGTTCTATGCGGCTGCTCGCATGGTCAAGGCGTCCATGCCACAGGATCAATGGTTTGCAAACCAGGACAAGGCCCGCAACGTTTACGAGCTGACCGGCCCAGTCGGGGACTTCACGATGGAGCCGCAGCAGACCATTCACGACCCGTCGAAGCTCTCTGACCCTGCGGCCGATCCGGTGCAGCAGCCGCCGGTCGCAGGGTCAGAGACGTACCAGGGCGACCCCATTGGTAGGGCGATGATGGCCGCGCCGCAACAGGAACCGGACCAGGTTGCGCCGCCGGCGCAGCAGGCCGCACCGCAGCCACAGCCGGCCCCACAGCCGCCAAGGAGTCCGGCAGTGGTTCCCGTGCCACCGCCAGCGCCTGGAGGCGCAGGCGTAGAGCTAGAGCTTGGGGAGCCGCAGATTATTCGTCCTGTGGAGGCTGCGCCGCAGACAGACGCCGAACCTTTGACGCCGTCTGTGGACGTGCCTGGCCAACAATACGATCTTGAGCTTGGCGAGCCGTCGGTTAGGCAGGGCGGGGCAGGTGGCGTTGAGCGGATCGAGCCACCGGCAAACGCGCTTGCCAGGTCCGGAAACAGAATGGACACCTGGGAGTGGCTTGACACGGACGAGGGGCAGCAGACTGTTGCATACCTCAAGAACATGAGGTCCAGGTCAAAGAGGCCATCCGGTCAGAACGTCACCCCGAACATGATCGCCAACGCCAAGGGATACGCAGAGGAGGCGGGCGTCCCTGCAGATGCGTTGCTTGCCATCGCGCTGATCGAGTCAGACCAGGTCGGAAGGGACCCAAAGAGCATCAAGTTCAACCCGTCGATGCTTGCCGACAGCGGGATCTCATACAGTCCATATGGGCTGAACGCATACTACCAGGGGCTGCCGAAGAACGTAAACCCGTTTTCGATTGGGTGGTTCACCCGCGAGGCCGCTCAGCTTCTTTCAAGGCACGCCGCCAGGACCGGCGGAAATATCGAAGAAGCGATTATGCGCTGGAATCGCGGGTCCAAAAAGCGCAGGGCGGCAATAGGTCCAGCGCTTGAAACGGCCAGAAAGCTGCTAGACGAATACAAGAACGTCCAGCCGGCCAGGGAGCCAATCGCCGCCGTTGGCGGAAGCCCGGAGCCAGGCAGGGGGAACATCTACACCGAGAATCCCGGAGTAGACATCGAGGGAAGGCTTGGCGGCGGCTTTGCCGGCAAGTTTGCCAGCACTGTTACATCTGCCCTTGGCGAAAGCACGGGAACCATACAGAGGCAGTACGCCGAGCCCGGTGCAGCTGTTGGCGGAGGGGCAAGGGCAGAGGGAATCTCAGAGGAAGAGTACCAGAGAGCCCTTTCAGACGCGCAGGGGGAGGTGCAGAGAGCTGGAGCTGCGCAGCCTGGCGCGCAGGACACGGGGTTGGCCGGCGGGGCGGGCCCGTTCGACCCCCTGTTTGATAAGCTGAATAGACTGACCGCGGACCTGGATAGGCAGCTTATTGGCGCTGAGAGGAAGTATGGCGCGCGTCGACGGGGCCTTGAGGGTGAAATCGCTGGTCAGGAGTCAAAGGTCCGCTCGCTAATAGACAAATACTCGTCGCAAAAGGTGGACCCACGCAGGTATTTCAAGAACCAGTCCCTTGGCGCTGGCATTATGCGCGCCGTAGGTGCAATGATGGGAGCGCTTGCCAACGGCTTGTCCGGCGGAAGAATCCCAAACGTTGCGCTGCAGAGGATAGAGCAGGGAATCGACAGAGACATCAGGCTGCAGCTTGAGGAGATCAAGCGCGCCGGTGCCAGAGCCGACCTAGAGGGAAACCTGCTTTCAAAGATGTACAAAGAGCTTGGGTCGGTCGAACCTGCAATGCTTGCCACAAAGCGGGTCATGCTCGACGCATTTAGGTCCAGGGCGCAGGCACTGATGACCAGCGGAAAGATCGTCGGGGACACGATCAGGGCAAGGGCAAAGGCCGCGGCCAAGGACAAGGGCGGAGACGTACCTCCAAAGGACATAAGGAAGCCGATAGAGGACGGCATCGACACGCTCCGCGGCATGACGTACCTCAAAAGGTTCATTGCGAACGGCGGGTACAAGTTCCTTGGGGAGCTTAAGCGGAGGGTTGGCTTTGAAAACAGAGAGGCTGCCGCCAAGGCGCTGATCGACACGATAGGCTTTCAGCGATGGAAGGCGCTGACAGGCGATGTTAGGGCTGAGCAGGACGTCAAAAACTCTGTGAAGGCCATCATGCCAGGGCTGCTCGGTCTATTCACAGACGGGGAGAAAGCCATCTACAACAGAATCAATGCCCTACAGGGCGAAACGGCCATGCAGACCAAGAACCGCCTGATAAGGGCCAGCAAGTGGGGGAGCCAATACGATATCTCGCCGCTTGTAGAGGACTACAACGACTGGCTGCAGCTTGCCAGGGACCAGTCCTACAAGTCAAAGGGCGCAACGGGGGTTAAGGTGCGATAATGGCGGAAGCCCTGCCAAAGCTCACCAGGGGAGCCAAGGGTCAGTACTGGACGGTAAACCCGGAGAGCGGGGAGCTGTTTGCGTCTGACCGCGAAAACGCTATTAGGCAGATAGCTGCCGGATACTCCCCGGCCACACCGGATCAGGTGAACGCCGCAGAGCGCGAGCTATCTATGCGGGAGGAGTTCAAGGGCTTTGCCGGCGGGGCGGAAGCCACGGCCCTTGGCGCCATCCGGGAGGGCGTCCCCATGGTTGGGGATGACATCCTGGAGGGGCTCGGATACAGCGAGGAGGAGCAGAGGGCCGCTATCGCGGAGAGGCCGATCCTGTCAAAGGTCGGCGGGGCCGCTGGTGTCATTGGCTCAACCATCGCTGGGGGATACGCCCTGAAGGCTGCAGGTGCTGCTGCGTCCGCTGGCAAGTTTGGACAGTCAATAGAAAGGCTCGCCCAGGCCGCCCGTGCCAGCCGTGGGGCCCGCGCAGCTGCCACCATAGGCGAGGGCGCCATAATGGGTGCGGCGGGCGCAGCGGGCGCCTCAGAGACTCTCAGGATTGAGTCCGGCGTGGCAGAGTCCGACAGGGACTGGGACCAGCTAAAAAACGACGTGATTGTCTCGTCTGTGTTCGGGTCCGTCCTGTCTATGGTTGGGCTCATGGGTAGCTCTGCCGTTGGCGCCGTGGCAAGAAAGGCAGGAATATCAAGGGCGGCAAAGACGTCTGACGACTTCGTGTCAGCCATGAACAAGGAGCTGGCCGGTGTTGACGACGTGGCCCTGCGGTCAGAGATGCGCGAGGGGTATCTGTCCTTTAGGCAAAATCTGCGCCAAATGTCAGACGAAGATCTGGCGTCGATAGCCGAGAGGGCGTCCGCCAGGGGCAAACCCGTCGATGCCACCGCGGACACGGTAATTGCCGCTGCGGCAATCGACGACGTATCCGCCGCAGCGGTTGCCGCCGAGGTATCCATGCGAGAGGCCCAGCGCCGAATCGGGGACCTGGCGGGCAGGATCGGCGCCGCCGCAGCCGCTGGAGCTGTGCATCCCATGTTCGGGTTTGGCCTTGTGATCGCCGGGCGAGGTGCCGGAGGGATACTGGGGGCGGCAGCAAGAGGCGCAGGCAGGGGGCTTGCCAGGCCGGTTCTGGGCGACGCTATAGGCTCCGTAGGAAGGGCAGCCGTGTCCCCGTTGGTATCCGCTGCCGCGTCTGCCGCGGCCCGCAAGGGGGCGGCCCATATTGCCAGGTCAATGAGGCTTGGCTCCATAGCTGCAGCGTCCAGGTACAGCATCAGCGCCATAGACGAAAGCAACTTCAGGGCATTCAGGGACGCTATCGACTATGCCCCCGACGCAGAGTCAAGAATGGCAACGCTGTTGGATTCTGGAGTTGACCAGGACACCGCAGCCGCTGTAGTGTCAAATCAGACGGTTATGCTCGGCATGCTGGACAAGGCAATCCCGAAAACATCAAACCCTTCGCCTCCCGAGCTTGCGCGAGCCAACCGCTACCTTGACTCGATAATGCGTCCTGACAAGGTGTTAAAGAGGATGGCAGACCTTGACCTAACCGCCGAGGATGCCGAGGTGATCGCTAGGCAGGACCCGGACGCAATCGCATGGGTTCAACAACTTGTTGAGACGGCAAGGTCTGACGGTGGGGCTGCAAGATTTACGCCAAAGCAGCGGGCCCAGCAGGACCTGCTACTTGGCCAGGCGATGGGGGTGTCTGGTGCGGCCATACAGGCCGAGTACGAGAGGATGAGAAACATGAAACCAAAGCGCGGGCACGTGCTTAACGTCAGCAAGCAACATGGGACGAGAATGCAAACGCTGGAGGCTTAGAAGATGGGAATCCTAAACAGAGAGCAGGCGCAGGGCGTAAACAACAGCGTTGTTGCCCATGTGTTCGGAGCGCCGGTCAAGTCGTCAGACTCTTCGCAGGCGGTAACCACGTCTGCGTCTTCGGTGACGCTGACCGAGGGCAAGGTCTACCTGGTAACCGGGAACGTTGCCTTCTACATGTACTTTGGTGTCACGGGTGGCGATGCAGCCACGGCGGATAACGCGGCGTACGTGCCAGCGGATACCCCGCAGGTGTTCCGTGTTCCGTTCGACTTGCCGGAGCTTCACCTGCTCGGATCTGAGTCCGGAACTGTGTGGGTCAACGAGATGAACGTCTAACACCGGGGGGGGCACTCCATGCCGAGGGACCTATACCGCAGGGCCTACGCCAGGGGACAGACGCTGCTGTCGCTTCCAATGGACAGCTCCGGCCTGTCCAACCTTGACCAAAGCCTAACCATCAACGGGCAGACGGTGAGCCCTACC